TGCGACGGGGAAGGCGCCGCCGACTGCGGTGTTGATGGCGGCAGTTAGTTGCGTCCGGTTAGTTTTGCTGAGAGTGCCGCCGAATGCCGTTACCGCATTCGCGATCTCCTCCTGAGTGGCATTCAGCCAATCCGCCGGAACCACCGTCGCCGCAACCGACCCTGGAACACCATCTGTGAAAAAACCATTCGGATTCGGCCCAACGGCACCAGGTGTCGGGATTGTGGCTGCCGCGGTAGAGTTGTCAATCCGATACATTCGACACCTACGAGTAGGAGAAAATCAGGGTTGTGTGCGCAGGCGCGAGGCGGCGGAGCGTGCATTGCAGCGCGGTGTTGCCGTAGGTCTGGAGCGGTTCGCCCGAGCCCGAGGCGCCGGAGCGGAAGTAACTAACCGTGAAGGTTGGCGCGCTTACTTGCCAGGCGTTGGCGTAGGCATCGCCGCACGGGCTGCCTGACGTGCTCAGCCCAGATCGGAACGTTGGGAACTCCGTTATCGTTACGGCATATCCCAGCGCCGCAGCGACCGAAGTGTAGTAAGATATAGTCTGCCCTCCGGCCCCGATGAACCGGGCTAGAACGGCGGCCTGGCGTTGCTGGAGGGTTTGCGGCTGCGCCTCGCATAGATCCGGGAGGCCGAGTGACTGTTCCCATTCGGGGAGGAGTTCGACTGTAGTCGATGGGAACGCATCAACGACGAGCGCGGCTGCGCTTGCGTTGTTGCGCACATACGACGGCATCAACCCGCCGCACACCGTCGCCAGTTCGCTCGTTAGCCACTTGGGCCACGCTCTCCCCCGAGGTAAGCACCCGAGGAACGCTTGCAGATAGTCTGATGCGGCAAACTGAGGGATCATACGAACGTCACAGTGCCTAGCACTGGCAATCCGCCGACCGGCGCCGTAATGACAGATGACGGCGACGTAAGCACATAGCGGATCAAACCCGTGACGGCTGCTAGTGCGTCGGTGAGGTCAGAAGGATACATCGTGCCATTCGCAGCGCCCTCGCTGTTCACAGGCCACGTTGTTCCGCCCACGGACCCGGCGCGGAGGAATGCCGCCTGCAATGCGGTCGTTACAGCGGCTTGCATTGCCGTGGTTGACGGATAAAGGTTCGCGATAGTTACGTTGACGGCGTATGGTGTGGGCGCGTTGCTGTAGACCAGCGCAGTAACAGGCCGCAGCGGATAGATTGCATTAGCGACGGCCAACTGGTCGCCGGCCGCTGTGGTTGCTCGGGTTTCCGAGGTAGCGACGCCGTTTGTCCCCTGCGGAAATCCCGAATGCGCAGCCTCGGTCACGTCGAGCATCGTGAACACCGTGACCGAGCCATTCCCCGCCAGAAGTGGCGCCACCCACGCCCGCGTGACGCCTGGCACGGCAAGCGCCCATTCCTCATAGTCGGATGCAGCGCCGCCCTGTGGTGGGGCTGCATAAGCCAGCAACATCCGCGTCCGCATTGCCGCGTCTAACTCAGTATCGGCCCCGCCAGTAACGATGCCAGAGACGCCCGCAGCATTAACGCCCGACGCGCCCGCGAGCGTGAGCGTTGTCCCGGTCGGAGCGTTGCCAACGGCCCCGGCGGTCACCGCCACGAACGGGACAGATACGGTCGTGTCGCTTGCAACGGTCGCCGATGCCGTGGTGACGTATGCAAAGCCATCGCCGCGTGCGATGCTGGCGCCCATTGCGATCGTGCTGCCGCGCGTGCCGGTTCCGGACCACGTGCCCGTCGCGAACGATGCAGCCTCGCGCGTCACGCCCTTCAGAGCGGCCCACGCCTCAAGAAATACGCCGGTCGCGGTCCAAGGCGCGCACTGCGCAGCAATTTTATCCAGGAACGCATAATGCAGGCTAGAAAGCCCGGCCTGCGCCCATGACAGGCACCACAGGATTGCCACGGGCAGAGTGCTGCCGGTGGCCTGCATATCCGCCCACGCCTGATTGCGCAGATCGGTTAACGTGGGACGCGCGAACGGCATATCAGTGCGCCGTCCAGTGTGTGCCGTTGCAGTAGACGGGGATCGAAACCGCGCCTCCACCCGTTACGGTCGCGTTGTAAGTCGGCGCGGTTGCGTCGGTAACGGCTGCGTAAGTGGTATTAGCGGCACTGTCGCAGGTGGGCAGCGTAGCGACGGTGTAAGCCTGTAGGTTTAGCACCCCGGAGACGTTCAGTGTCCCTGTGATAGTGGTCGTTCCGTTGAGCGCGATTGCTGGCGCAGTGATCGTGACGCTGGTTATCGCGTAGCCGGATCTTGCGGCTGACAGCCATGTGTTGGAAGCAGTGTATGCGTCGTTAAGGAAACGGAAGTTCATACTAGCTGTGCTAGTGTAAATATCGAATATTTTTCCATCCGCCGCGCTCCCTGTATTGTAGAGCGACGCGATGGCACCTGCGGTAGTTTTTACCTGCAAGTTTGTGAAATTCCCCCCTGCCGGGGTCGAGCATCCGACGCACGCACCATCGAGCGTGCCGCCGTTGATGTCCGGCGTGGTCAGCACCCCGTGGGTGGCATCGGCCTTGCTCGCAAATGCAGAATTAACGGCGCTGGATGCGATACGTGCGCCTGCTGTAAACGTCGTTGCCGTCTGTGCTTGCGCGGCAGAGACGAAGGCAACTGATGCGGCAACTGCGAGAATAACCCTCATGGCGTCCATCCGCTTCCGTCATCCCAGTTAGCAGAATCCCAAACTGCGGCCGGCCCTGCGTATCCCGCTTGGGGCGCGGAAATTCCAGCCATCTCGATTGTCCAAAGTGGACCGTAGCGGTAAGTATTCGTCTCTCCGCTTGGAGCAGTAATTTGAACCGAGAGCGCGAGCATTGATCCCTGCCATGCGCCATCAACTGAGATCGCCGACGCCACGCCTGCATCGATCATCCATTGCAAGCACCGCTGCGCTTCGCCGATACCCAGTTTCAGGCTCGCGTCGGACTTCACGGCGCGATCAAGTTGCCAGAGACGCGACCCGATTTCCTGCCCGCTGTAGGCAGTTGCCCACCATCCGCGCTGATCGTTATCGGCGGGAACGAAATCAGGGGCGGCGGCAGCGTCAGTGAATAGAGACAGAAGAACGGACGTTTCTAACTCAGTGCCGTTCGGAGACCAGTCACAGGTTTGGGTTGTGGGGTTCCACTGAAGATAGATGTCTGACATGACGCTTCCGGATGCGATTAACGACGTTACGGCAGAAGCATCTTACCCTGAATGCTTATACATCACTCGGTGTCACTTTGCAACCGTTATTTTCTTAGGCCGTAAAACCCCGTCCTTCAGGGCGGGGATATAAGGCGCTTGCTTTCTTAGACGAAGGCGTGCTATGTCTAAGACATGTTCAACGCCACCCGCATTCGCATCTACCCGACAGATCAGCAGGCGCAAGCCCTCGCTGTTCAGTTCGGGTGCGCGCGGTGGGCATGGAACAATGCCCTTGCCGAAACCGGTAAACTCTACCTCGCGACGGGCAAGGGATTGAACTACCACGCGATGGCGATCCGGCTTCCAAAGCTGAAACAGGAGTTCGAATGGCTTGGTGACGCAGACAGCCAGGCGTTGCAGGCGTCCTTGCAAAACCTGTCGCGGGCGTTCGAGAATTTCTTTGCCAAGCGTGGCAGATACCCTCGCTTCAAGTCGAAGCACGGTCGCCAGTCGATCCAATATCCGCAGCGCGTGAAGATCGAAGGCGACCGCATCTACCTGCCGAAAGTCGGTTGGGTTGAGTGCGTCGTGCATCGTGAGATCGTTGGCAAGGTCAAGACTGTCACGGTCAGCCGCAACGCCTGCGGTCAGTTTCACGCGGCCATATTGACCGATGACGGCGAACCGCTGCCTGCGGTGTCCACCGATGGTAAGGCGATCGGTATCGACGTTGGCTTGACCCATCTCGCCGTCACCAGTGACGGATCGAAGTTTGAGAACCCCCGCCATCTGCGTAAGGCGGAGAAGAACCTGAAGCGGAAACAGCGCAAACTCTCGCGCAAGAAGAAAGGATCGAACAGCCGGAACAAAGCCCGGCAACTGGTAGCCCGCGCGCATGAACGTGTCGCGTCCGCCAGACGTGACCACCTTCACAAGCTCAGTCATCGGCTCGTAAGCGAAAACCAAGTCATCGCAGTCGAAGGCCTGAATGTGAAAGGGATAATGTCGAACCACTGCCTCGCAAAAGCCACTGGAGACGCGGGGTGGAGCATGTTGACGGGCTTCATCGCATACAAGGCCGCACGCTCCGGTAAGGCGTTCATCAAGTGCGACCGTTGGTATCCGAGTTCCAAGACGTGCTCCGAATGTGGTTCGATCTGCGACAAGATGCCGCTCGATGTCCGAGCGTGGACGTGCGCCCATTGCGGCACCCACCACGACAGAGACATCAACGCGGCGACAAACATCCGCGCCGAAGGGCTGCGGATATTGGCGGGCGGAGCGCCCGCTGCTGCTAGTCGAGGGAATGTTAGTCCTAAACCGAAGCGAAATCTTCGGTCCAAGGCAGTTCCCGTTGAAGCTAGAAGCCTCCGCCTTTAGGCGGAGGTAGTTCACGTGCCGGCTGTTGGCCTTACTGTGCTTGTAGTTGACGTATGGCTCTGCAACCCAACCTGATCCGCGCCGCCAAATCCAGCCGTAATCGAGCCGGTTGATGTCCAGTTACCAGTGTGGGCAACGTTGCCGCTAATAACGATGCCAGCCCGCGTCAAATGCACCTTCTGCCCCAAGTCATCGTGCAATGCCACTTCGCCCTCGGCCAACGTCAGGTGGTATTGCGCGTCGTTGGTAGCGATGATGACATCCTGCGGAGACTGTTCGCCGCCGACGTTGATCACCAGCGCAGTGCATCCGGGATGCGGACGGGATGCAATGCCATAGTGTTGCGTAATGACCGCTCCGTTGTGCAGTTCGAGGCTGGATAACTGGACTTGCGCAGTGCGGACGGTTGGCGTTTCCTGCGTTGCCTTGATCGAGCCAAAACGAAAGCCAAGCAGGCTGCGGCGGGAGGGGTTCATTGCTGTGCGCCTTGTGCTGCCTGATGCGTCTGCCCGTCGAATAGGACCGGAGGAGGTGCTACGGCGAACGCCGCTGCCGGCATGAGCGTGAGCGTTGCCGTGCGGCCAGATGCAAGATTCGCCGAAAATGTCACATCGGCAATAAGCATCTCTGTCAACGGCAAGTGCAGTTGCGGCAAATCGACATCAACCAGGACGTTCGGCGTCCAGAGGCTACCGGCAGAGTCGCGCCATGTGTCCGTGACGATCGAGACGACATTGCCGCGCCCATAGCGCCTGGACATTTCCCACTTCACACGCATCTTCAGGATATCCGGATTGCCCATGCCGCTCTCAGAGACGATGACGTATGGACGGCGGCGGAGTGACCCGTCTTTGCGTGTCAATGCCAGCATCGGGTTGTCGTATTCGGTTATGATCGTGTTGGCGTCACCCGCGTTACCGGGGGCGGCGGGAAGCGTGGCGCCCGACGGAAGAACATTTAGCCCCACGCCGATATAGTCGGAATATCGCGCATCCGTAGCAAACATTACTGACGCCGACTGGACATTTACGCCGAGCTTGAAGCCGGATGCGTGCTTTGCTGTCCCGACGTTGGATAAAATCACATTGCCGTCCGCAGATTCATACGCCAACAGCCCCGCGAACCGGGAACACGTCTCAATTATGCTCCAAGCGGTGTCCGTAAGCCCAACGGTCAACTGCGGGATCAGTAATCCGGTATCCGTCATCGGGTTTTGAGCCGAAGCCTTGCCGGGATCGCGCTGGATGACGTTGATGCCGAACGGAGCCGCTACTGCGGATGCAATTTGGCCTATGCTTTTGTTCAAAAACTGCGAATTGTCGGCAATCGCGGGGCAGTCAACGAGGTCTGCACCCTGCCCACGCCCCATGATGTGGATCTCGTGGCTTCGAGCCGTTACCTGTGGGATCAGCCGGTCAATATACCCCACGCAGATCGCGTCTGGGCCGAGGCTGAGTGTCACGGGGTCGCCTGCCTGCTGCGGAGGGGCGATAGTCTGGCCGGGATAGCGATCAGTGAGTGTCAGTGTGAAGTGCGACGGCATTTGCTCAATGCCGCGCGTGCATGACATCGCCGTCCAACCGCCGAACGCCTGATTTCCGATCGTGAGCGTGATGTCATCGACCATAATGCTTGACTTTCCCGATTTAAAAGCGGAAATATAACGACATACGATGGAGACTGGCCATGAAATCACTTCTTTTGGTTGGATTGTGCGTTTTAGGTGCCTACGCGTCGCCGCAGTTCGTGGAGAATGCGGCGGGGCAGTGCGAAGCTGCGGCCATGCGGATGATGCGGGACGAACCCAGGGATGCCGGCCGTGCCGAAACGATGGATGCAATTAGTCGCGGCATCGCGACGCTCGTTGTGTCCACTGCGATGGAACAAAAATTCAGATCCATGCCGAGTTCAGCGTCTTGCGCCATCCTGTATTGGTCAGCCGTGGCGGACCCGAAAGGCACCCGCGAGAATTTCGCGGCCGCTATTCTGCCAGGACCGTAATCGCCCCGCTAACGAAGGCTGGATGCCAGGTATCCGCCTCCCGGATCAGTTCATCGCTCCGGGAGCCGTCCTGGTATAACTGCTGCGCCAGCGCCAGTGCCGGAACCGGAGCCGGTAGCGAAATCACCCGGAGCGGTGCCAGCGATGCACCGCGCGCGTTCAGATCGGCTTGCACGGATGCCCGTAGCGCAATCAGCGCCGTCACCATGTCGTCTTCGCCGCCATCGCCCGCATAGGTGATTTCAGCGTCAAGCGCGGCCACTATCGAGGCGAGTGTCGCCATCGCGTCGTCGTAGGACGTTGGCGTGTAGGCTGCCTCGGCCTGTGCTAGGGCTGCCAGCGCCGATCTCCGGAACAGTGCCGACAGAACCGCCGCAACCGTCGTCTGCGCCTGCCCTATGGCGTCCGCTGCGGTGTTCATCATGGCGGTTGCCGCCGTAAGCGGCAGCAATAGCCGGATCTGATCTGCTGGGTTCGAAACTGCGGCGGCCACCGTTCCGGGGACGGCGGAAACGGCAGCGATAATCGCAGTGGGATCTCCCGCCGCTGCGGCGGTCGAAGAGGCGGCAACCGCCGCAACAACGGAAGCTTGCGCGGCATACGCCTGATCTGCTGTGACAGCAGTGCCCGACTGCGACGCATACGGACCATAGCCGGCGCCGATGTTGGTGACACTGTTTGCCAGCGCGCCCGCGTCAGATGCTAGTGATCCAGGGAGCGACATCAGCGCGGAAACGATGCCCGGCGCAGCAGTGACGAGGCCGAGACCGATCCCGACAACAGCCAACGCCGTCCCTGCCATCGTTCCGGCAAGGCTAAAAATATTCAACGCACCAAGGTTAACGCCCGCGATCGTGTTCGCCTTGGCGTTCGGGTATGTCGGCTCGACGCTCTCGACGAACTCAAACTCTAGATCGTAGCCGTTGACAAAATGCTTAGATTTATGGCTGCTGAACGCGACCACAACGCCCGTGAAAATCCCCAGCGACGGGTGCGTGAGCGTGCCCGGCCCGGCTTTATCCACCGCCAACGCGAGCGCCGCGTGCTGGATTTCGGCAAACGCCCCGCAGATAAAGCCGTTGAAGCCGAAGGATTTTTTCCCTGAGCCAAGATCCTCAACCCATACCGAATCACGGTATGGATATTCGTGTATTGCCGTGCGGCGTCCGAATTTATTTGTGATCTCATGGACGCCGAACACTTGACCGCGCCATGACGCCGGCAGGATGGTATCAAGCGCGCTCATCGGCCAACCCCGGAATGTTGCACATTCGGCGGCGTGGCAACTGCCGCGCCGGTCGCTACTGCGGTCCCAGTGGTGCCTGGGGGTGCGTGCGGAATATTGACGGTTACGGTTACGGCGCCATTGGCGGGCGGCGGCAGAAGTTGGTCAAACATATCCGCATCTTTTCCACGCGACCATGATTCCGTTTTCTTGTTCTTCGGCCGGAAGTAGTATTCAGACGCTACCTCGCCGGCAATCTCCGGGCTTGCCGAGTTCGCCAGCCTATCGCCCGCGCCGCGCTCGCCGTGCGTTAACTCGTAGTGGACAAAATCAATCTGCTCATCTAAGGTCGCATCTTTCAGGTTCTTGCCCTTCCACTTGTAGAAGTCCATATTCCGCTCAGGACTCCATTGAGCGATGCCACGGTGAACCTTCCCGTCCGTATCGATGACTTCCGATTTCGGATTAAATCCGCTCTCGACATTTAGCCCGGCAACGAGACCAAGCGCGCTGTTGCGGCTTTCTCCATCGGCCATAAGCCGCGCGAGAACGTGAGCGGCGGTTCCGACGAGGTTCTGGGTAGGCGTGGGCGGGCGATAATTCTCTGTCCGCATCCCGTTTGGGCCGCGAACGGCATATTCGCCTGGATCACTGTCGGCCGCACTCGGACCCATGCCGAGCTTCTTGAGTGCCCAATTCTTGAGTGACCCTATGGCGCTGGCGGCAGCAACAAGACGCTCCGCCATTTCACCAATCCACTGCGCAACGTGCTGCCAATCAACCTTTTCCAGCCATCCCACGAGGCGGCTGACCGCATCGCCGATTGTATCAATAATCTTCGTGCGGTTGCGGTCGATTAGCGCAGAAAAGAAGTCCAGAACACCCTTCAAACTTGGCGATAGCCGCTCCGCCAGACTGTTAGTCAGACCATTAACAGACTCCTTTAATCCAACCCAAGCCACGCGGGTGTTGTCGGCTAGATGCGCGCTCCATTCGTCCATCACACCATGGCGCCGCATAATCTCCATATACGCTTCAAGCGTTGCGCCGCCCCGGAGTATCAGCCGGTCAATATCCTCAGCCGCAGCACCAAAGAACACAGTCTCGATGCGCGTCCGGGCTGTCGCATCCTTCACATTCGCTAATGCCCGAGCGAGCTTCGGGAACATCGTCGCCGCGGTTTCCGTGCCAGCCGTGACGCCGCCAAGATCTATTTTCAAATCCCGAAGGAACAGCATAGCCTCATTGTTCCGCCCACCCTTGATGTCATAGAGCACATCCTTAAGTGCGACCATGCCGGACGCAGCGGCATCAGCCGATCCGCCCGCCATCTCGACCGCGCCGGATAGCGCGTGAAGCCCAGAAACGCCAACGCCAGCCCGGATCGCGCTATACTGGAGGTTTTGGCCGAACTTAGCCCACGCCTCCACCATCGCAACAACACCGCCCACGCTGGCAATACTGGTGATTGCAGCGAGCGGGGTTGCGATTTTCGTTACGGATGTGGCCGCTCTGATTGCGGTCCCGGCAATCCCAGTCAACCCACGCCCAAGCGCGTTGACGCCGGATAGATCGCCGAATTTGCTGAGGGATTTCGTTAGCCTCTCAGCCGGCGCGCGGATGCCAGCGAGAGTTTTATTGATAGCGTTGATCGGAGCCGTGAGCTTGTCAACGGCACTGATGACAACCGAAAATCCACCGGAGTTCGCCATTATTCTCTCCGTTCCGCTATCGCGTCCGCACGATCAGACCACCACAGGATCTGCGCCCAAGTCATCCGCTCAACGTCAAGCGGAGACATCCGCCAACGATCGGCGACCGCAGCGACTAGACCCGGCCAGCCTGCGGGACGCCAGCGATAAAACCCGAGCAATAGGCCGCCGCCCTAGCAAAGGCCGACAGCGGAAGCCGCTCAATGATGGCGCGCGGCTGGTCGGAGCACAGCGTCACCAGCAGGATAACCGCCGCCAGGCCGCTTGACCGCTCCACCTTGATCTGATCACCGACTGTGGGCTCGTGGAGTTCGATCTTAGAGACCCAGGTTGTGCCTTCCTGGATGGTATCCGCCAGCGCGAGCGTGAGCGTTGGCGGCAAGTCGTCTTCGGTCTTCACGCCGGGAGGGAGTAGCGATCCGGTCTCGATCTCACCTAGCATCTTGACGAACGGTGCGATTTTTCCGAACGCCTTACGGAACAGCCGCGCCCGAAGCGCCGCAGCGAGTTCGGCGGATTTTCCGGGAACGCCAACAACCTCGGCCAGCAACGTTGCATCGGCTTCCGTCGCGTCTTTTCCGCTCGCCCGCAGCAATTCTCCGATGCGCGGCTCACGAAGGGTTAATTCCGTGAGCGTCTTTCCGTCGATCTCGACCGGAGCAGGTAGCGAGATTGTCCAGGTCACGATGTCATCCCGGTTGACAGCAGCGGCATGCCCATGAACGTGAGTTCACCCTTGCCCTCGGCTGGATTGATCTCGACCTGTTCAGTGCAAACCATCCCGGTTCCGGTGATGGTTTTGCCGTTCGCCTGGCCGATAACGACGGTGGAGTTGGTCAGCGTGTTGAAGTAGCCTGCATCAAACCCCGAACTATCCAGGATCGTAACCTTGATCTGGCCGGGCACGAGAGTGTCTTTCGTGCCGGCAAACGCGGTATTGAGCGACCCGATTACTTCGCGCTTCCATTTGCCGAGGGTCACGGATGCGTCTGTAACATTGTATGAAGTGCCATCCACAGTTAATGTGGTGATTCCGGCCAGTCTCTGAGAAGTGTTCGCCATTGTGAAGCTCCATGAAGCGTTGCGCGTTATGCCGCCATTGCCCAATCTAGGCGGGCACCCTTACGCATATTATCGATCTGCCAAAGAGGCTGAAGGTTCGTGTAATGAAAGCACGTCTTTTGTTGGATAGGATCTGTCAGATCGAAGGACGCAACCGGTCGGATATGATCAATGTGTATATCGCCGGAATGCCACTTCTCAAGCGTCATTCCTCGCGTGAATCGCCCAACGATATACTGAATGAACTCCGTAATAGAACAGCCGAGCATCTCGGTTGTTTTTGCGCACTTTTTCCCATTGCAGTTACGCAGCGCGTAACTCAGTCGTTGCCGAAGTCGGCACGCTATCCTGAATTGGATATCCACGGCGCCACGCTTGGCAATATGGTTGGGGTTTTCAAGCGCACGCTTCCTAGCGCGATCTCTATTTGCCGTTCGCCTCGCTTCTGCCAGTTCCGGCGTTTCTGCCGCAATCCTCTTGCTCCTCGCCTCCATCTTTCGCGCAACTCTTGCGCGTTCCATTTCCTTGGACGACTCAGACTGAGTTAGTCGCCTAGTTGCTTCGCGCGCTCTTACCAATTCTTTGTTTGCTAGATACCAAGCCTTTGATATCTCGCGCTGGCGTTCAATTTTGGCGTCCGTCCTTGGGAGTGGATCATAACCTGCATCTTTTTTCCGCTGGCGGTATGCCTTGGCGTAATCACGGACGTGTTCGCGATTAGCTTCTGCGGTTCGCTCGCGATAAACCTTCCCGTAGACCCTGCGATTTGCCAACTTTTCAGCGCGCTTATCTGGCGTTTCAGATGATCTCTGGCGCTCGCGATATCTGCGCTGCTTTTCAGCGTTTCGCTCCCGCTTTGCTTTTTCTTGCTCTTCCGTGCCGTCTGTTGTATCTTGTTCATTAGCCACGATATTGACTCTCGCCAGTCTGTTGTGGTCAGGGGCGACAGAGGGCTGGAACCCTTTGCCGCCCCGTTCTTATACAGGGTTTTGCGTTTTAAGTCAACCATCTAGCTCGCAACGAACTGGACAAGTATCGCAATGATATCAAGCTGGTTTGTGAGGTCATCCGGAGCTAGGACGGTAACAAGTCCATTGCCCATGTTGTTGACCTGGACATTGCCGGCGAACGTCGCCGCGTTCTGCACGAGCCCGCGGGTATCCTGGAGGTAGTATTGATACGCCACCACGGAACCCTGGATCGTCGCCGCATTCACGCGGTTGCTGCCTTGCGGGATTTGTGTCGAATTGCTCACCAGCGCCTTGCGGCCAAACTGAGACCACAGGAACGCGGTGCGCAGCCGAAGAACCTGCATCAGCGTATAAAGCCGTTCGACATTCAGATACGAATTGTCTGCCACGCCTGCCGCGTTGAGTTGATAGGTCGTAATGACCTTCTGCGGCTGAACCTGCCCGGAT